TGAGTATATTGGACAGTTTGGTTACACAGACTATGAACTAGGCAGCAGGTCTAAAGTACCTAGCATCCGTAGATTTGAGAATACAGTAGTACGTGATGCTCTGCCTGACATCGTAGAAAGCGCACGTATATACGAAGCAAGATTGCGTGATGCTTATAAAGATGAGAACAAAACTGTAAAGGAAGAGTTTACTGAAGAGAAGTATGTATCTAGCAAGTTACGAGGCTTCATCAAAGGGCAGATAAAATCTGTTCGTAAGCAGATATCTGATGGTAAGGTATTTAGTGCTGATGCACCTGAGTATGCTGAAGCAATGCTGACATACAGGAGATTACCTAAAGAGACACGTACTGCTGCGGCAGTTAGATTTGCACAAGAGTATGACCGAATGCCTGATGGTACAGACTTTAAAGACCTACTTAGGTTAGTTGAAATAGGTAAGGCATACAAAAGTGCATTCAAATAATAAAGGGGGCTAAACTGCCCCCTCTACTTTTCTTAGGTAGTATATGAAACCAAAGTAACATATGCACACTATTATATTACCTATTATCACCATCACCGCCAATCTTTCCTCTAGCATTCCTGTCTGATAGCTTTGTGTAATTCTCCGCAGCAATATCGGAAAGATTGTAGCCTAAGTCATGTGCCAATGCAGCACAGTACCACAGCACATCTCCAATCTCTGATGCTATCTCAATCTTCTTTATTTCAAATGCTTCCTTGTCAGCACCATCTCTGATGAACTTCTTTACTTTGTTAGCAACCTCACCTGCTTCACCAGTCAAACCAAGCGCAGGATAAAGTATCCTGTGCGTGGCTGGATAGATAGCAAACTCAATTGACTTACGTTGGTATTCATTCATTTCCATGTCTTTATATTTCTCCTTCAACCACTGTTTAGCTTGCTGCTCTATGCTCATTTTCTAACTCCACGAGTATGGCATCTTCATAAGGAATATGGAAGAAGTGTTCACCCTTCTCAATCCTAAAGCCTTGTGCCTCTTTCACTTCTGACTTCTCAAGTAGTGTATCCTTAATACGCCACGCTTGTTTGCAATCCCCACGTATCACATAGAAGTTTAAAAATGTAGTGTTTGATTTCACTTCCTCGAACTTATTAATTAGTTTGTGCTTACGGTAGGGTATACGTATTTCTTTCCAGCTTGGATTCCAATCTCCTTTCCATTGGTTCTTCATCTCTACTTCACTGTAGTAGATGTTACCGTTCTTCTCACTCTTGATGTCAAACGAATAGTTTTCCTCTGAGTTCAGGATGGTATGCCCATCCGCTTCTAGGTGTGCAATGATTGTTTCTTTTGCAAGAGAATCATTCCTATTGTACGAAGACGGTCTAAATCTACGGTTAACTGCGCCTTTAATCGGTTTCATTGCCATCTGTATTCTCCTCTTCCTGTTTAATAAAGAACTTACTTAGCATCTCTAGTTTGTCGTGATAGTCAGCTACCTGCTCCAACTCCATTTCTATTGCCTCTAGTATATCCTGATGCTCACCTATACCTGCTGGGTTTTCTAATAGCACCTCAATATTTGCGAGGTGTTTATTTATATGACCAGCAAAGTGTGACCGGGAAGCATTGATAAGTACCTGACGTAAACTCATTTCTTATCTCCTTTAAATCTGTGCTTAAAGAATACAACAGTATTCAAAGCTGTGTTAAGTGTAACCATTGCAAGCAACCACCATTGCCACCATAGTAATGTAAACTGTCCTGTATCGTCAAGCATTTTCTTGCTTCTCCTTTTCTTTTTGTTTCATCCATTCTTCATAGCAAGGGTGGCTTTTAGGTGGGTCATACTGAACCCACCCATTGCCTTGTTTCCATATCATTACCACCAACCCATCTTCTGCGTATTGTGCAGAATAATGGCTAGGCAAGCAATCACATGAAGAATAACCCAAGCTGTTCGTAGTATTGCTACCTTATTAGCTTTGTCATCATCATCATATGCCTTGCTGCCCATTGCTTTACACCAGTACTCCCACATTAGGCTGCACTTATGTCCACTACTTCACAAACGCCAGCAGTACATGCTAACTCACGTCCACCTGATGTAGTGTCTTCCTTCTCAAAGTCTTGCAGCTTTGACCAATCAATTGACTTAGGCATTTGTTTCATTGCCTCTTTGTACTCATGCTTGTCAATATCCTGATATGGTGCTTGCTTATATGTATGCTCACTGAATGGTAGGAAGCTAATGCCCGACACTTCATCAAAGTGTTCATACACCCATGAACCTACGTCCATCCACTCTTCCTCTTTTACAGAGATTGTTACGGATGGTTTGTGTTCACACCAATGACGCTGGTAGGCAAGCCATAACTCAAGCTGTTCAATAGCCGACATCTCTGTACGTGTTACCGCCAAATCAGGTGACTTCATTGGGAAGCTGAACACTGTAGTTGAGTCAGGCTTCATGACATCCGGCTCTGCTGGGATACCTGAAGCAATCATGAACTGTGTCAACGGGTCTTTGTTATCGCCACGTACAGTACGAATGTAGTATGGGTTGTGACGGGCATGAATGCCTGATGCACTGTCCACCAACTGTGATACTGTACCTGATGGCTTAACACATGTGATAGCAGTAGACTGTGGTATGCCCAACTCTGCTGCAACACTAGCGTTTGTATTCACAGCAACAGATTTTAGTTGCTCTAGCAATCCGCTAATGTTCATACCTATGTTAGCGTCCTTACCAGCAAGCAAAGCATTGTCCATGATGCCTGTTAGTGATACACCAAGCAGTCGTTCTTCTTCTGTGTTGTCCTTCCATATCTTACGAAGATATTTAAAGTCCGTCAGTGTGGATTGAAACGTACCTAGAATAGTAGCTAGGCGTACTTTCTTACCCAATGACTTTTCGGTATCACCAGCCCGTGCAACAACCTCAGATAGATTACAGAACTGATATGGGCGTAAGATAATTTCACTACAAGGATTACATCCGAAGTCCTGTTCAGCATCTCTGCGACCATTCTTAGCTGCTTGTACCTGTGCAGACTTACGATTGAATATGCCACGCTCACCTGACTTACTCTCGTACAGTGATAGCCATTCACGCATGAATGTACCCATCTGTGGCTTTCCTTTGTAGGCAACGCTGTTGTTTGCAAGCGCACGTTGTCCTTCGTTTTCCCACCACATACCTGACTTAGCATGAGCCATCTGGTCATCGTTCAGGTTGGATAGGCTGATGAGTGCGCTGCGTCTGACCCCTCCGACAACTACAACCTCACCAATCTTACACATGATATCATGACACTCAATAGGATACAGCCTACGACCTGCTGCACCCTTGAACTTGTCAATGATAAACTCAAACAATTCCTCTAGCGGTGCGGGGCCGGATGCTCTACCGCCAAATGTCTTGAGCCTTGCACCTGCTGGGCGTACCTCTGATACATCCCAACGGGGTATTTGACCTGCATACAACATAGCAATCAACTCACGTAGTGACTTAGCCCAACCGGGTCTGCTGTCACCTACCTTGATTACTGTTTCTGTTTGATGCATGTCTTCGTTTACAATGGGTAGCTTCTCAATGTGATGACGTTCTACTGAGAAGCCAACGCCAGTGCCGCACATAAGAATGTACATAGTCTCATCAAATGCACGTGCGTTATCTACTGGTACATAAGAACAGTTGTAGCCACCTACGTGGCATCTGTCTAGTGCGGGTCCAGCAGTCATCAATGCCCTCATGCTGGGCATGATTTCTTGTGTTAGAACGGCTTGCTCTAACTCGTTCCTTAGTTTATTAGGCAGCTTGTAATTGTGTTTAGCAAGCAGATGTCCAGTGATATAATCAAAGTATCGTGCTACTGTTTCACTCCATGTCTCCCTTCTTTGTTCGTCTTCTTTCCATCTCGCATAACGAGACAGAGCAATGAAGTTCTGGTAATCTGTAGGTAAATGGTTACTTAACATAGGGTCACTCCTGTATTGTTCTAATGTTCTTGATTTGTATTCCTTCTATATCGTAGAAGTATTCTTGTATGCCTTCCTCGATTTCCTCTGCTACGTTCTCATCGGCTGGTACAGGGTAATCGTCTGGGTCTACATCCATTGTGATAAACATCTTAACTCTTATCATCGTAGCAGCCCTCTACTTCTGTGATTAGTTTATCCATGTACCAACGTGCTTTCTTTAGGTCTTCAGTGCCATTCTTATAACGATAACGCCATAGATACTTCATGATGTTACCTTGTAGGTAGAACTCAAAGCCCTCACCCAATGCTGCAGCAATAGCATCAATACACTCA